TGCCGTTTGGGTGCGAGTAGCCTATGGCGCCGTCCTTGCGTAGGTCGTAGCGTTCAACGTTTAGCTCGGTGCATAGGTCGCCTCTATACGGTCGTTCCCAGTTGAGTAGTGGATAGTAGAATTGTTTGTTCATCATGCGCTGTTTCAATAGGCTTGCCATTTCGCTTTTTCTGGGTACACTAAAGTTGACGCCTTCAGCGTTCTCTATGCCTGCAGTTTGCATGTCGGCTATGATGCTTGGGCCTTCGCGGGTGAAGTCTATTCTTATTTTTTGGAATCCGCCCCATCTGTCCTGCAGTGCCTTTAGGTAGCCCATAACTTGCGCATAGAGTGTGGGCTGCTGGAAAATCTTCAGGTGCCGAAGAAATAGCTTATCATTTAGGCGCTCAACTACCGAGAGCACGCAGTAATCTCTGGTTTGTGCCAAGTCGAGTCCAGCAAAGAAATCCCCTTCACATTCAACCTCAGGATTGAATTCCTGCAAGTCAAACCCACAATTCTTCACTGTACCAACGCAAGAGACGATTAAGCTTTGAGCCAGCCAAACGTCTTCATCCTCTGCCCACTCAGCTTCCATCTCTCTACGCCAACGCTGGGGATCATCCCCGAACTGACGCTTAATCTTCTCAACAATCGCAGGCTTAAGCGGACCATTAGGTTCAAGGGCATCACTCCACCGAACATGCGACCGTGCAAAATCGGAATAGTCTTTGTGGTTGCACATCTTCCAAAACAGCGAATCGGTATTCCAAGGCGTTGACGTCGCGATTAACTTGCCATTGGTTGTTCCAAGCGTAAACAGTATGGCATCATATAGCTCCTCGTCGTTAGGAACGAAATTGGCTTCTTCGATCCAGATTACTTTGAAGGTTGGTCCTCTGATTGTATCGGGGTTGTTTGGGAAGGCTTCAATCATGCTGCCGTTTGGCAACGTAATCCTTGTTTTTTGGATGTGCAAGCCTGGCTGCTGCGGAAGCTTTCGACAAAAACCACCCATGCGGCGTATGTTGAGTTTTGTTTGTCGCCAGCTTGGACCAACAATCGCTATGTAGCTGTCAGGATGCTCCCAGGCATACTTTAGAAGCAACGCTGAAACCGAAAAGCTCTTTCCAGTCTGGCGTGCCCAACGTACAGCCGTAAATTGGTTCTTTTCAAACATCTCCGCAAGTTCCATTTGGTAGCGGTAAGGAGTAAAGCCGAAGACCTGTTCAAAGAAGCTCTTAACGTCGCTCCTTAGACTTTGGACTTTGCGTTCACCTATCTCTTCAGCAGCGGCCATATCTGAGCGTAGGCCTGCCCGTTCCTCAAGGAGTCGGTCTTTATGCATTGCTCTGGGACTTTTTGAGAAGTTCCGCATACTTTTTTCTAGCCTCCATTAATTCCTCTTCCATTTCCCGATAGTGCACATACTCGGCAAACCGCTCCTGGTACACCTTAACACCGGCGATTATGCCGCGTAAACGCAAAACCTCAGCTTTATCCAGCCCAGGCGTCTTTAGCGCCTCAAGTGCTGCTGCAAGAATCTTTAGCGTCTCCTCGATGCTGGGCAAGTCTTGGGGAAGCGTCAGTTCGGTAGAACAACAACAATTGGAATTTTTCGGCTGTTGTTGTTCTTTCAGTAAGCCAAACTTTAGGAGCTTTTGCCGTATGGCTTCCTCAGTATAGCGCCCATCAAAACTGAACACTAAGACTCTGAGTTCTGTTGTCCCCGACTGGTACCAGTCTCGGAGTTTGCTCTCATCTTCTGCAGGCCAAGGTTTACCCTTAGTCATGTTTTCTGCCCCACAAACAACCCAATAACAGTCCCGCTTAGTCCAGTGATTGAAGCGAAAATCTCAGCGTTCCAAGTATGCAAAATGACTAAGTGCGCTAGTTCAAGAGCTGACATGAACGCCGTCATGCCTATGGCGAATTTGACGCCCAACACCAGCTTAGCGGGCGGCTCTTCTGCGATAAAGCGCCCCCTCTCAAAGCGCCGCCTAGTCAATGCGCGTTTAATAGGGTCTGCCATCGATGCTCAACCTCCTCTGCGCAAGGGCTCTCCGAAAAGTTCTTGGACGATTCATTGAGCGGTGCCCGCCCATCATGAAACTGTTAACAAGCCTGCTAGCCGAATCTGTCGGAATATGCTCTTTAACCAAAACCGTGACTCCCAGCGCCCAACCGATGGGAATTGCAGTGTAGTCTAAATCGAATAAGCCATCGGCATAACGGAAACTGTTCTGTGCAATCACGATATGCTTAATTTTGTCGCCGATTAGCCCAACGAATATGCCCCAACTTTTCACTGGGACATCGATAGTCATGCCTGAGCCGCTACTTTTACCGACCGATGCATCGCACCAATCAACGGCGATTAGATCGCCGGGTTTAATATTTTCAAAGAGTTTCAGAATTTGCTTACTCATTTTAGAGGTCACCATTACCGCCTTGCCTTGTAATTGCTTAGGGCATCCGTCCTAGCTCTCAAGGCATAAATCCAGTCAGCCATCAGCTGCTTCTGATAACCAAGATTCAAAGTAACATCCAACGTGTTGTTGTCTGCCAACAAGTGATAGTCCACACTTTTGACAAGGAAACTCACAGAGGAGATGCTTTCATTTGGCAGAGTAACAGAAATCATATCACCAGGCAGAATGGGCGAAGTACCATAATCTATTAGGGTGCTTTTTACGATCAGGGAGGTTTTGGCCTGTTTCTTGTAGGCCAGAATTGATTTGGCTCTAAGCATGCACTCGTTGTCGCTGTAGAGGTCTTCGACGATGTCCACGTATTGGCGCTCGCCATAACTGGCAATGCTTGCAGCATCAGTTTGCATATTGCTGTACCGTGCACCCGTGAAGTAGAGTTGTCCATGCCACACTTGACCGCTCACTCCAGCAGTAACCAGATAAGCCGTGACTGTTACGGTACGGATGTTCTCCCAATCAAAATCGCTGGGAGCGGCCCAATCCGTTGCATGGTCAACGCCGACATCTAGCTGGAACGTTGACCAATCGTTACTTGCAGATATGCTATTGACGGTTGAGAGATTACGCCCACAAACCCGTGACGAGGAATCGTGCAGAATAACCAAGAAGCCATCGGACTTGACAAGGTCATCGCGCAGTAGTGCTAAGAACAGTTTGGGGTACATGTTGCCGTTTACGGTTGCGGTGAAATAGAAGATGCTCACGGCGTTGTAGGCAGCGCCCGTAGTGTTCTTGACGCTTGAGACAGCGGAACCATACACTTTAGTAGCGTCCAAAGAGAGGGAGCCGCCGTATCCTGTCCAGTAACCACTGGCCGGGTTGAGACTCTCGACCGTTTCATCAACATCTATGGGCGTGCTTTTAGTTGCAGCGCCATAAATGGTGACTTTGTTTCTAACAGAGAGAATATCCGATTCCGTCTCTGCCTCTTCAATGCGATCAGTTAGACTGACAGAGCTTGTTTTGGCGCCTCTATGGAAAAACTCAAAACGGCCATCCGGCGCCACCCTAAAATCGTATCCGATAGCGCCTGCTTTATCGCTATCTTGAGCAATTTGTTTGAGGATTTCCCAAGCCTGCTTATTCTCATAGTCCAAACGGGTGAAAGTGGTGTCGGTGTTTTCAACCAACTCAACAGCGCTTCTCACATGAGGCAGACCCGAATGATAATCCAGCAGATGCTTGACAATGTCCTCGCCTTTCATGAGGGCGTAGCCTTCGGTGACGTATTCACGGAATAACCGCTCACCCCAGTCACGACCCGAAACAGTGACATAATGCTCGGTAGCGTTTGATTGGAACTTCATGTTCTCGTTTCGTGTGGTAATGAGCTGAGGACAATTGGCGCCTCGACCCATCATGATGTAGCCGTCTTCACCGAGGGCGATTGGAGAGCCGTTTGGGCTGTATTTACCGTTCCAGTTTTGGAGACGATAGGCGAAACTGCTGACTTCCTCGGTTCCGCCCAAGTGCACGGCTAACTCCTGAATGTCCGCCTGATTAATTGGACCGCCCATTGCCCCGGAGTAGAGAGTGACGGATGGCGCTGCTGGTTCGCTCATGTGTCCTCTACTCCTTGGCGATAGATCGCCATGTCGCC